CACAGCACCACCCCGGCGTCTATCAGCATCTGCCGCCTCTCCTCGGAGGTAGCAGACGGCCACACCTGGTCGTAGGTCTGATCGGTCAGGGTCTTGACCCACCCCGACTTCACAGTGGGTGCCGCGGAGAGTAAGTCTCGCTTCGCCACCAGAGCGGACATCTGACTGCGGAACACCTGCTGGTCCTCCTCCGAAGTGAACAGGCCGAGAGTCCGATCCTCTCGCAACGCCTCGATCGTGCGGAGCGTCTGCTCAAGCTCGGCCGAGTTGTCAGATCCGACTTGCCACACGCGCCTGGTGATCCTGCGGCCGGTGTGGCTCTCGAGGAACTTGCCGTAGACCGCGTCCTCAGCGGTCTCAGCCACCACGCTCACCCGAGGGCACGGGCTCGGACTGTTGATGCAGTTGTAGTAGCGGTATTCCCCGTACTTCGTGCGCTTGCTGTGCTGCCGCATGTTCTTGCCGCAGATCGCACACTTCGCCACCCCCAGGAGCGGATTGGACGAGTGCCGGGAAGCCGGCGGGTCTTGGTCTCGGCTACCTATCTCGACCTGGATTCGGTTCCAGGTATCTGGGTCGAAGGACGCAGGACCAACCACCACGGGCTCGCCATCCGCGTCGAGCACGGGCTTGGCCTTGGACATCTTGATGCCCTGCGTGCTCGGGCTCGTCAGCAGCCTCTTGATGGTCAGAGGTCGCCACTGCGACCCCTCAGCGGCCTTGCCGGAACGTACGCGAGTCCGGTCCAGCGGGCTCGTAGCCCCCTCCGCGTTCAGACCGATGGCAATACTCGACAGAGACGCTCCACCGAGGAGCGACTGGGCTATTGACCGGAGGACTTCCTGGTCGGCGTCGTCATGGGCCAGAGCCTTCCCTACCCCCGTGGGGTGGTCTACTACGCGGAACCCGAACGGAGGTGTCCCGTACCCCCAGCGATCGGTCCCCTTCAGGTACGCGACCCGGTCTCGGGCGCGCTGCACGAACCGCTGGCCCTCGATCTCGGCGAAGACAGACGCCAGGATTAGGAACACCTTGGACATCGCGCCGGCAAACGCGTCCTTCGAGTCTTCGGGGTTGAAGTAGTCGAGTTTGATGCCGTCGTCGACCAAGACGAGGATCTTGCTGTGGTCCTTGCACCACTCGGCCAGCTTCACGCAGTCGTTGGCCGACCGGAACACGCGGTCGGTCTTGGCGAAGATGAGGGCGTCCCAATCCTCGGACCTATCGGTGAGCCACTGCCTGAGATCTGGCCGGTCCCACGGGGACATCTTGATCGCGGAGACATCGAGATCTTCGAATGCGCCGACAACTTCCCAGCCCTGGGACTCGGCGTACGCTTCGCCCTTGCCCCGCTGGGTGAGGTGCGAGGTCTTCTCCTCGCCCTGGACGTGCGACACGCGGGCACCTACCAAGGCTCTGACCGCTGCGTTTGACATTCCCAGATCGTACCATAGTATCAGTACTCCGAGACACTCTGGGAACTACGTCCCCGCTGATAGGAGCTTCTGTGCCAATCGTATCCCCCTCGCGTGCCGCAACCGCCGGCACGGTCGTAGTCGGCTCCCTCTCGTTCGCCCTAACGTTCACCGCGCTCTCAGATCTGGCAGCCGGCAACGGCGTGCCCTCCGGTCAGGCGTGGATGGTCCCGCTCGTAGTCGAAGGAGGCATGATCGTGGCGACAGCGGCCACGGTCGCGCTGGAGAAGTACCGGTCGTTCGCTTGGGCGATGATGGCGCTCTCCTCTATCGCGTCAGTCGTAGGCAACGTGGTCCACGCTCAGCCCCACGGAGTCATAGCGATGGTCATCGCTGCCATTCCGCCCATCTGGCTCCTGGCGTCAGCTCACCTGGCCGTGATGCTCACGCGGCAGAAGGCCACGACGCAGCCCGAGACCGCGGCAGACCCCCTGCGCCGCGGCCTCCAAGCCGCTTGACTGCGCCCGACCTGTGAAATACATAGTGAACCTATGGATCTGGGAGGCACAAAAAAAGACCCCCCGAGCCATCCCGAAGGACGACCCGAGGGGTCCGTTTCAGTAGATCTTGCGTGTCCTGCCCGAGTTGCTCATCGCGACGAGGATCCAGACGGGGAGGTAGAGCCCGCACGTCAGGATAGTCAGCGCCAGGTGCATCGCGTGGTTGGTCTTGACCGGCATGATGGTCGGCTGAGGAGTGGGCGGATACACCCACTGCTGTCCGTTCCAGAACGGTTGCGGGTACACGCTTCTCCTGTCGCTGTGGGGTCGCTGAGAATATCACCCAGCGATCCGGAGGGCCTAGCTGATGACGACGTAGGTAGGAAGCGACTCCAGGTCCGCGAGTTCGACACTCTCCACGGGGGGCTCGTCGTCTCCGTAGCAGCAACAGGTGTTCCGTCTGGTCACTTCGATGTCGCCGTACCTATTGCCGATCGAGTCGAGCTTGGCTATCACATCGGAGATGTTCATCAGCGAGCTCCTCCCGGCTTCTTGAGTCCCATCGCAGACACCCAGGTCCGCTTCGGCTTCGGTGGTGGTGGAGTTGGCAGCTCGACGCAGTCGAACGAGATGTTGAGGAGCGGCCGAAGGCTGTGCCAGGGCTCTCGCCAGACCAGCTTCGGCGGGCTGCCGAGGGCGAACTCACGCCCTTGGTGGTAGACGGTGTAGTCGTCGTTGACGACCAGGATCGGATTGCCCACTAGAGCTCCTCAATCCCGAGGGCCTCCCGAAGGGCCTCCGTCATCTCGTATGCGTCTCGCCGGATGAACGCACTGTGGTCCGAGATCGACTTGGCTGCCTCATAGACCTTGACGACCTCTTCGATGATCCAGAGAGCGTCCCTGAACGACTCGGGGTAGTCGTAGCTCATCCGCGTCCTCCGTTGATGTTGACGGTGCCCACGCTCAGGGCTGCAACGCTGCCGTCGGATGCCTCCAGTTGGATCACGCCGTTGTCCCACAACGGTGAGGGGGCGCGGTAGGTGATGATCGTGTTGCCGTATCCGTCGGAGCGAGGGATGCCGTACTGGTAGCGCATCTTCTTGGGCCAGTGGCCCCAGCGGAGGAAGTACAGGAGCTTCTTCATTCGAAGTGCTCCACTACCTTGGTGATCTTCTCCCAGAGCTGATCGATGGTCTCGTCGGAGTAGTGGATGCGACCGCTACTCATCTGGACCACGTTGTGTCCGCTTCCGTCACGCATCAGCGCCTCGATGCCCGAGACGTTGGCGTACACCTCGGAACCGTCTGTTGGATCGTTGATTACGATGAATGCGAGTTGCATCAGCGACCCACCAGCGCTTCCCACACCCGCCGCCAGCGCGGCAATGTGCGTCCCTGGACGTACGCGTGGACGATTCGAGCCAGGCCCGCGCTCGACAGGAAGTTCCAGGAGATCGCAGTCGACGGAATGTCTAGCTGGATGGTGAACTCCTGTCTCCCCGGATACCCGATGGTGTTCAACTGCCAGGAGTGAACGATTACTTCGTCAGACATTGAGCTGCCTTTCTAGTTCGGCTATTTGTTCCTGCAGCGCGAGGTTCTCGAGGACCGCCTCAGCGGCGACTTCCTCGGCCTGGTCGCGAGCCGTGTCCATCCGCTCGGCCTTGTCGATCGATTCGTGCAGCCGGCGGATCAGATCCGGTAGAGCACCGTGGAGTCCACAGACGAAGTCGGCGTCCTCCTCGGAGTTGAACGTCGCTACGAACAGCTCCTCGCGATCGCCCTCTTGCTCTACGGCGTAGACCTCCCAGAGGATGTCCGGACCCACGGTTATCTTCCGAGGCATCCAGTACGAGGTCTCGGCTGCAGTCGTATGGGAGAACTGCTGGTAGAGGATGTCGAAGAAGTCGTGATCCTGCTGGTCAGTATCGGGGGAATCGATCTGGTCCACGTAGCGCCCTTTCTGTCATGTGGTTGCGGTCGATGATGTGAGCCAATCCTGGTGAGTCGTATACGAACTCGGCATCGATCTTGAATGTGAGTCGGACGAGGTACTTGTCAGGCTCGGTGGCTTCGACCATCGTTTCGAGCTTGTAGGCGGGATAGTCCGGGATCCGCGCCAGCGGACCTCTGATTGCGGTCACATGACGCCCTTCTCGAGGAGCTCGTCGACCAGGCGGTCGAGCAACTTGTGAACCGTCTGCCTCATGTACAGCGGGTCGTACTGGACATCCGGCGTGGTGGTCGTCTTGATCTCGACGTGCTCGAGTCCCCAGTCCAGAGACAACGTGAAGTCAACGGGCCGAAAGGATTCGGCTTCGACCATGTCGCCCTCGTCGTGCCATTGCAGGTTGAACATCAGAGATCCTTAGGTCGGACGTATGGCATCAGGTCCGCCACGAACCGAAGGAACGGCAGCTCCTTCGGAGCGCCCTTCGGCTTCATCTCGTTCGGGATGGTGAATACCTCAATGGCCCCTTCGCCTTTCGCGTCGAGCGGGTGGGGCATGATCGTCCCGAGCTTGTTCAGCTCGTAGATCGCCTGGCCCATCAGGTCGTCGGTCAGCCCGTCGGGGGCCGGAAGTGCTACTGCCGCTTTCACTTACTCTCCTTCATGATCTTCTCGATGTTTCTGAGTTGAATGGTCGTTTCGAGCGCCACCTTCAAGCGCAGGTGTCTCCACCGCTCTGCGTGCTTCGTCTCCCAAGAGAGTTCGAACTTCGCCGTCTCGACAAAGAACTCGATGGTGATGGTGCTGATGTCATCGCTGCCTCCAGGCTTGAAGCTGACGCCGTCCTTGGCGATGAGCCACGGGAGCTCCTTGCCGTCGAAATAGACGGCCCTATCGGTCACCAGCACATCGGGCACGGTGGGTGTCAAGTTGAGCTCCTTAATAATCAGCGCCGTAGAGCGAACCCCAGGACCGCTTTCCGACTTCGGGGTCGGTGCCGATGAGCACCGGTCCCATCTGCTCTTGCATCAGCCGTCCGATGTGTGCAGCCGCCTTCTCCGCGTGCTCAGCGGGCAGTGAGGCGACGAACTCGTCGTGGATGGGCAGACGCAGGTACGGGGTGTATCCGGCCTCATGGAGGCGAACCAGGGCCCTGCACGTCACGTCTCGCGACGTTGACTGGATCATGTAGTTCAGCGCCGAGTACGAACGCGAGGAGTCGACCGGCAGTCGACGCCCCATCGGGTTGATGATGTACCCCTGCTTCCCCGCCTCCATCGCCAGCTTCTTGCTGAGCCGTGAGACACCTGGGTACGTCTTGGCGAACCCGTCCAGAACTCGCTTGGCCGTGGGGAAGTCGATGCTCGCACTCTCGGCGAGCTTCCCAGCACCGCCGCCGTACACCGTGAGGAAGTTGGCCATCTTGCCGACCTTACGGACCACTGCCGATGCGTCCGCGGTCATCTGATGCAGATCCGCACCGACCTTGAACGCCTCGACCATCGTCCGGTCGTTGGACAGCGCCGCCAGGACGCGGAGCTCCTGGGTCTGGTAGTCGACCGACGCCATCACGTCGCCCTCTTCCGCGAGGAAGCACCGACGCACATGCCAGTCATCAGCACCGGCCGGCAGAGTCTGTGCCGGGATGCCGGTGATCGACATGCGAGACGTGCGAGCCTGCAGCGGGTTGATGAAGGTGTGGCATCGGTCTTCGTGGTCACGGCTGTCGAGGAACTTCTTGACCCAGGTCTTGTTCCACTTCCCGAGCTTCTTCGCCTCCTGGACGATCTCGGCCAGCTCGTTGCCCTGAGCGATCAGCTTCTCGTAGAGCGCCTTGTCGACTTGGCGCTTGCCGGTCTCGGTGCGCCCGGTGATCTTGACGCCCATCTCCTCCAGCGCCTCAGCGACATCCTCTGTCGAGTTCACCTTCTCCACGCCGTACTCGGTGAAAGCGATTGCTTCCCAGAGCTGCTGGTCGGCCAGCCACTTGTCGGAGAGCGTCTGCGAGTACTCCACGTCTAGCAGGAAGCCCTGCCGATCGATGTAGCTGCAGATCTCGGAGAGCTTGTGCTCGTACGGAACCAGCTCCCGACTCACGTCAGGCACCAGCGGAGCCAGCTTCCGGCAGACCCGAGCCGTGAAGATCGTGTCCATGCCCGCATACTTCAGATAGGTGGGCTCGAACAGGTCGATCAGGGACCAGATACGGGCTTTGGTAGTGCCTTCAGCCTTGGCCATCCTGGTCATCAGACCCTTAACGTCCTCAGCCAACTCCTTCGAGATGAACTTGGCGATCAGCTCCTCGAGCGAGTGACCGAACCCGCCGGCCTCGAAGGGCCGGGGGTCCACCAGCTTGGCCAGGATCTGTGTGTCGGTGACCCGAGGCCATAGATCCTCCATCTCGATCCCGAAGCACTGGTCGAGCACCTGGAGGTCGTACGACGCGTTCTGAAACACCAGTCGCTTGATGGCCCCCAGTGCAATCCGCACATCCCCAACGAACTCGTCGCCGAGTTCTACTGGCACCACCCATGCTTCGTCCTGAGTACCGAACTGGACAAGACGGCACCGGAAGGTGTCGCTGTAGATGTCCAGCCCGGTGGTCTCGGTGTCGACGGCGAGGCAGTTGAGGTGAGCACGGATGAAGTCGCGGAAGCCGGCCAGATCCTCTGGAGTTTCAACGACGTTGATGGTGACGAGGTCTCCTGCGACCTCATGCCGTAGCTCAATCATGCTGTCTCCTAGTACTTGGTGAGCTCGTAGAGGGCGGCCTTGTCGAAGGCCACCGCCATCGCATCTCGCATCTTCTGGGCCTCGGCCCTCTTGCGCCGCTCCTCTACGTCAGCGGCGATCTTCAATGCAGCCTTGTGGATCTCGAGTGCGGTCTCATGGTCGGTGTCGTAGGACAGTCGGACCTTGTTCGGCCACAGCTCTTCTGACGCGTTGGTGATGGTGAACTTCACGGGCGCACTCCGAACACGATTGGCGGTATGTACGTGTATGCCGCCCTGCGGCGGATGTCCGCGTCGATGAGGGCCTGCCAGGTCTCGCTCTTGATCCACGGTTCGTCCGGGTCGATGTCGTCCTTGTAGTGCATGACGATCACGTCGCCGTTGTTGAAGTCAGTGCTGACTACTCCCTCCTTGGGCAGCGTCTTAAGCGCTTTGATCAACTCCTCGACCGTGGTGCCCTCCTTCGGAGGAAGGGCCCCGGCGAAGTCGCGGCTGATCGGAATCGTGAACCGCTCAACGTCTTTGATCTTCATTCGGCAGCCTCGATGGCGCGGTCGATCAGGTCGAACACCGGCTGGTCGCTCAAGTTCGAGTCGTTGAACGCGTACACGTCGGTGTAGTCCTGGTCGTATGGATCTTGGGCCGAGAAATCGTCAGGCAGCGAGCCGAGCAGCGCCGATACAACCGGCACAGCAATACCACCGTCGTAGAACGCCTCGTACTTGCCGAGGACGAGATCACTCTCGTCGACACCGGCTGCGAGACCGACAGCACCCAACAGGCAGGTGCAGCCCTTGCCGTTGATCAGATCCAACCTGCCGCGCCCCCGCGTCATCAGGATTTCCTTGGTCGCGATCAGTGCTTCCTTGACGTTCACTTGCTCTCCTGCTCTTCGGTCACTTCGATGAATCGTTTGATGAACTTGCCCAGTTCCCCTGGGACGCCGTCGATGTCGCCGCTGTACTGCTCTCGAAGCTCCTGCATCGCCACGGCCAAGCCGACGAGGGCTGCGATCGCTTCCTTGAACGGGTACTCGAGGATTTCCTTCTCGATCTCCTCGCGGGTCATCAGTAGTAGACCCGGTTCACGATGCGGGAGATCGTCGCCGGGTTGACCCCGTAGTTGCGGGCGAGATCAGCCTGCTTAGCACCGCCGGCTCGCGCCTGGCGGATGTCCTTGGCGTCCTGCTCGGACAGCTTCGAGCGGTTCGGTCGCTTCGGTCCTGTCTGCGACAGTTGGCCTTTGACGAACGCCTCTCCGAAAGTCCGACGCGCGGTGTCTAGTTGGGAGCTGAGTTTCCCGATGGTGTGGAACCGGCTGTCGGCCAGCCGGCGAAGATCCCGGTTCTGGGCCACAACCGTCTCGATGTTCTTGCCCAGCTCTTCCCAGGTTGTCGCGAGACGCAGCTCTGGGGTGTAAATGTCGGTCTTGCTCATTCGTCGTTCTCCTCTTCACGCATGCGCGTGTACTCGTCTTCGGTCAGGTAGTAGTAGTGAATGACGTAGTCCCAGTTAAAGGTTCGGGACGTTCCGTCTTCGAAGGCGATGATCAGGACACCCTCTTGGGTGTCTAGGATCGGCTCCCCCGCGCAGACCATCACTCGGTCCTCGAGGTTGACGACAGTTGCTCGTCTTGCCATGTGTTGTGCTCTCCGCTCAGAGGGGTTGTATGCGTGGGGATGAGGTCAGCGGTGTGTGTCATGTATGGGCCCCCTTGCTACCGCTCGTTCCCGGCTGTTCGACCTCACCCCCGGTGGGTGTCAAGCTCAGTCGCGCAGGTATTGCGCCTTGCACTGCTGGTCGCGAGGTGCGGTGCAGGAGAACAGCTTGTAGGGCTTGCCGCTCTTCTTCGAGACGCCCGACTTGTACTCCATCTCGCCGTGCGAGCAGTACCGCTTCTCGCCGTTCGGCGCTTCCTGTGCCGCCTGCGGGGCCCGAGACTGCTGAGCCGGGGCAGCGCCGCCGCCAGCGTTACCGGCAGGCTTGGCTGCCGCACCTGCGTAGACACCAGCGATCT